CCATCAGGTGTAAGATATAATCTTACATCCCCGTCCTGTCGTTTAAGATCTGCGTAATTATATTTCTTTATTAATTGCACGTGGCATTATACCACACACTCCGCCATATGACCAGCCATTTCTTTAGCGCGGTTTGGCGTTTGCTTAGCCCAGCGTGAGTCAAGCATCTGAATGGAAGCTTCCTCATAGTTAGGTGGATCCTCTCCAAGAGCGGACCACATATTTTTGAACTTGGAAACACCATGACCCCCAAGCTGAAAAATCATCTCACAAATTATAGATTTTGCATCGTCTGAAATTTTTAAATCCTTACACTTCTCATGAGTCTGATTGATGGCTGACTGTAAATCTTTTTCCAAAATGTCTTCCAGATATTCCTTGTCATATTTCTTTCCGTCTTCCCAGTGGTCCTCTACGCAGAGGTGCCCATACCCAACAGTGCGTTTTCCTAATGTATCTTTATAAACGGAGTTCCTAAAACCCTCATGCTTCTTAACTGACTCTATAAGTTTGTCATAGTTCATGGGTGCTGCATCGCATCAAGTTTCTTATTAATGTTCTTGACTTCCGTTTCAATGACAGCGATCCTTGATTCCATTTTAGTGAATAAAATTATCGCATCCTCCATTCTATCCATATCCTTCTCCATCGCAGTCACGCGCTGGCTCATCATGCCCCACGTTACACCGAGGGCAATCAAAACTCCTATTAACCATACACTGTCTTTAATATTGAATGCCATACTAACTCACCAATGAAATGATGCCTCCCTTTGCTGCCATTCGAGGCATTTGTTGAGTGGCACCTTGTGGTGCGCCAAAGGCTCCACCAGCATACTGGTTGGCTAACGCCGCATCAGTGTTACCTGTATATAAACTCGCTGCTGCTGCAGGATTTAGTGTCTGATTTCCTGCGATAGAAGAGCCTACGACAGGCGAACCTGCCGTAGACGTTGGCGAGGTAGGAGCCGCATTGGCTCCAACAACCGTGGGCGGTATGGATTGCTCACGGAATTTATTAAACTCTCTTTGCTTTTGAACCTCATTAATTTTTTCTTTCATTTGATTAATTTGATCCTGGTTACCTGTTGGTGCACCAGCTTCAAATTGTGTCTTAAGATTTTGAAAATCATTACTTCTTAATTGTTCCGCTTCTATGCTAGCAAGGGTTCTATCAAGGTCATCAAGATCTTGCTTGAAATTCAGTCCAATAGTTTCTAATGCTCTCGCTGCTGCAATTGAATTCTTAGGGTTGGATGGGTCCATCAAGTATTTAAAAGCCCTCATGTTTACTGGGTTAGTTAAGACCTTACCAGTTTGTCTTGCTATTAATGAAAACATAACAGTAGAAAATAATGTTGATCCCAACATCGCACCAGCTCCGGAACCTGCCACCCCACTTTTTGCTCCAGGTTTAAAAGCTCCAATTGCTCCACGCAATCCTGAGATTTGTGCTCTTCTTGCAATGAATGTGCTAATATCAGGTACGCCCCCAGCAAAAGCTTTCTCCAGAACTTGTGTAAATTCAAGATATTCTTTTGTGCTAGGCATACGAGCCGTGACACTAGATTTTCTGGTTCCATCGGCTAAGATTCTTACTGTCTCTCTATTCGCTCCTGCATCAAGAAGTTCCGCAGAACCTGTAGTCGCCCACTTAGGAACGTTGGTCATAGGTTTATAGTTTTTAGATGCTAACTTAAACGCCTGATCCAGTGTATCAAATTGTAAAGAACCTGGTTCCAATATTCCCATTCTTTTTCTGAAATCCATAACATCAACGAACGATCCCTCAACATTCTTAGGCGTGAAGGAACGTGGATCGTCAACGCCACGAATGAATCCTCTGAAAAGAGAATCAATTTCTGATTGACCTTTGAAAGGTCTTAAAGCTCCCTTGTAAGCGTTGTCCACATGCCGTCTTAAGGCCGCGCGGAAAATATCAGGTCCCACAAGATCATGAAAATTTTTCATCGCTTCTGGAGAGTGCATGAACTTAGCTGTATCAAGTAATTGATCCGCGTACCCTGTTCCGTCTTTTAGCATCTTGACGCGGTAGCCATACATGTCCATTCCTTTAATTCCAAGTGCCTTAGCAACTTTAGTATCAAATAAAAGTTTTCCGTTCATGTATGCTTGATCAAATGCTTCCTTCGCGGCAAGAACTTCAGCACTCTTAGGAGAAGTAGCCATTGTTCTTTCCAATGATTGTTTTAAGTCCATGATAAATTGCATAGACCAGCTATCATCGCCTGTCTTTTTCAACAGGTCAGGAAGTTCCTTGTTTAAAATTTCTTTTACTCTTGAGTAGCTAATTGCATCGTCTTGCATGAGAAAATTCTTTTCAATATAATCTTTAACCGGCATTGATTTAGGGGTTGGTAGAATTTTTCCATCCTTTCCAACTCCAAGTTTTCCTTCCAATGAAAGAATGTAATTCTTAGCTACTGATTTGGCATCAAGATGTCCGCCACCAATGACAACAAGATCACCGTATGAGTCAGCTGTTCTTGTCCAGTCATCCATTAGTTTTGTTAAATGATCATTATATTTTGAAGCTCTTAGGAATGCCGCAGGCTTAGTAATTTCTGATAGTTTTGCATAAGTCATATAAGGACCCATTGCATCATTCATGTTCTGCATGATAAGGTTCAGTTTCTGTGCCTTAACTCTTAGGTTTCCTGTAATACCACCTGAGATGATTGGGAATTTTCCAAGGACCTGTTTAACAGCTCTCACTCCACCAAATCTTGAGATATCAGCGATGCCTAGTATTGCATCTCCTTCCGGTGTTATGGTGAATTTACCAAGTCCTGGGTATTCATATTTTCCTGGCTCAATAAATTTCTTGCTAAGATCCATTGAAAGTTCTGACATTCGCATTGCATTTTTGCCAGCTCCTAATGAAGCACGCGTTAAGTTTCTAACTAATTGAACCCCTGGTATGAATGCGCCAGCTCCAAGTGTAATCTTGGCGTCCAACTCACCCATGTTCATTGCCTGTGCAATTCTTTCCTTTTGTCCTGGCCTGTTGATTCCTTCTTGTCCAAAGACACCTGCTTGATTCATGATGTCAAGAGATGTTTCATATCCATAGTTGGCTGCCATGACAGCTGTCATTCCACCAACCATCGCGCCACCAATTCTTGCAAACCAAGGACCCGGTGTAGCACGAAGCCCTTTCCATGCGCCTCGTCCGAATGCCTGTGCTCCAACCTTATATCCTAAAATATTACCGGCGATGGACGCTGGCATTTCCATTCCCCAAAGTCTTGCTTCTGGAAATGGATCGGGACTTGTTGTAGTCAGTCCAAATGGATCCGGCATTAAGTTCGCCTGCACATCAGGACCTCCTTGAATTTCTCTTGGAGTGTATCCTTGTGAGTAAACAAATTTAACAATATCTTGTTCCAGTTCATCCTGGTTGACTGTTCCAGGCTCTACCTGCTCTCTCTTTTCCGCTGCGGCTATAATTTGTGCCACTTGCGCACGAACTGCCCTAATGTCAGGACGGTTCTTAAGTTTTTCCTCGTTTAAAAGTTCATCTGATTCCTGTAATCTTATCGCTTCAAGTTCCGCTTGCGCTTTTCTTGCACGCTCTTTCTTTACTTCCATAGGAGGGCCTTTAGGGCCGTACTTGTAAAGGTCATATGCACTTTGGGATCCACCTTTTACTGCATCCCAAAATGTATCAATAACTTCATCCTTTCTATCACCAAATTTCTTTCTTATTTCACGGGTCTTCATTTCCGCTTCGGAGATGGGAACATTTCCTTCCGTTAAGAATTCTAATTCAGGGTCCCCTTTCTGCCCAATTACCTTCGGCTTTACTTCTTCTCCTAGGATCAGCCCTGAAAGCTGATCAACGGAAGTCACGAACCTTAGTGGGTTAAGCTCTTCAAACCTTGAATATTCTTTATCCGCCATTACTGCGCTCCTGTGTATGATTTCTCGCCAGTTGTCGTTCCAAAGGTCTGATCATTTCCTGGCAACCATTTGTTCATAAGATCAAAAAATGGAATGGATCCTGTCGCGTCAATCGTAGCACCTGAAGTGGATGAATGTGCCGGTGCTGAACTTTGCATCTTATCATTAACTTGCACCCAGCTCATGTCAATTGGGAGGTTAGGGCTGTTCGCCGATCCACCAATAAATCCATAATAGCCATCCTGGTAATCCTTGATTGTAATACGGTCCTTTCCGTATATGCCAGGGTCAACGGCCCATGACTGTGTAATCCTTGTTCCACCAAGAAGAGAGTGCTTGACATACTGTTGGTATAAATCTTTTGTAAACTGGTGTAGCCTGTGCGAAACCTGTTCCGGATCGCCGGCACCAAGTCCGAGCATCTTAACCTCATCAATTGAACGCCTGATTGTATCCGCAAGTAGACGGCCAGTTGGCTGTTTCAAACGAGCGGCTAGGAAACCCATCCTGTTCTGAAGTTGCTCGACAACATCAAGGTTTGGATTGGATATTAGGTTAGAGACATAAGCAGATGTTGCCCAGTCACCTTCGACCATGACTCCGTCAGGACCCATAGCTTCTCCCCTAAAAATATCCTCTTCTCCTGTTTCTGAAATTGCATTGGATTGGGATCCAGAAAAAACCATTCCTTTTTTAACTTGAACGTCAAGGGCGGCCATACTTGCTCCCCCCATGCTTTCCGTGAAAGGAATCATCCATGGAGGAACGCCTAATTCATTAGCCAATTGTTTTGCTTCTCTCCAAGTTGTTCTCGCCCATTTACCTAGTCCACCAGCACCGCCAGTAGGAAAGTTTCCTGAGTATAATCCGTATTTAGGATTCAATTGAATGTTAATTGCATCAGGGAGTGCCGCTTCAAAAACTGCAGCGAGCGCTAAATGCTCACCACGCTGTGCCTTTGTCAGATCACCTTGGTATGGATCGTTTCCAGCTGCTGCCCCAGCCTCATCCATATCACTTGCTATTCTTATGTCTCCCACTTTAATTCCCATCTCTTCATTGCCGTATCTTTGTAAATTCAAATAGTACGCAGCGCGTTCACCCTTATCAAAGACCTGATCAATTGGAGACCAGGATATATAGGACTGCCCGTCTGGTGTCTCCACGACATTTTTCTTCATGACTGTTCTTAAAGTTCCCTTAGGTTCTCCTCCTGTTTCATCGTCAAATTCCTTCTTAATTAATTCCTTCATGTAGTAATCCTGAATGTCAGTCAGTCTTTTTTTCTTTGATTGCTGTTCCTCACGCACGATATCATACGCCGCGAGGGCTAATTCCTTGTCCTGCTTTGACTGGTTCGCTAAATTTTGCATAGCGATGGGAAGAACTTCCTTCCCAGCCTTGCTTGCCACTTCAAGAAAACCACCTAGTCCAGGCTTTGTTGTCTCTCCACTCATCATGGAAAGTCCAAGCTGCAATAGCATCATGGTATTCATCATCTTGCTCTCATCACCCATCAGTGACTTAAGCTCCGCCTTTGTTTCCTCTATTCCTTTGGCGCTTACTTCCGAATCCTGGCTTAAATAATCTGTTAGCATATCATAAAGACCTACTCCTTCTACCTCATCACCTAATACCTCATCAGACGCCCCTAGGTCCGCTGCCTCTTCCTTAACTCCTGGCGCAAAACCCATGTCCACAGGACCATCTACTCCTGTTCCTGTTGGAGAAAGAATTTCTTCCTCCTTTTTTAATTCCTCTTTCTTCTTGTTTATTTCCTCATCGGATATTTGAGCGAACTCCTCCATTCCAGCCATGATAATTCCAGGGTCACCTTCCGGTCCCCATGTTGTAGCTTCCTCATAGGAAAGAGCCGGTTTAGGAAGACCTTGCTCCTCAAGAGATTCATCTATTTGTTCCGCCTGAACTTCCCTCCACTCCGGAGTTCCTTTAATCCAGTCAGGAGCCAGCATATATGCTGTAGTTCCTACAGTGAAATTTCTGATGATTGCTTTCTTCTGGTCAGGATTCATCATCCCCCATCTTTTCTTTATGGATCCGAAATTAGTTACTGGGGCATTGTAGAGGTTCCCCCAGTTTATCTTGGTGTCTCCCCCAATCGTTGTAGTATTGCCGTAAAGGTCAGTCTCCACACGCTGCGGGGTTGTCTCGAAGATAGGTGCGTTGGGTTTCTTTCCTGGTGCTCGCCAGTCAGGATTCGCATAATGATATGCATCCACATCCTGTCCGTAGATGTTGGGATTAATGTCGTATCTTTTCCTAACGTCTATGGGAGTTGTCTTAATTGTGCTTGAGGTATCAAGAGTTCCACCTCCAATGGTGGGCATCTGGTCAACCTTTGTTTCAGGAATTTGCTCTCCATACTTGAAGAAGTCCAGTTGGTCTCCTCCCTTATGAAATGGCCATACATTTCTTAATCCGTACTTCCAAATATTATAGGGATATTCCAATAAGGATTTAACGCCGCCAGCTTTAGCCGCGACTCTCATATCCCCTTGTGGTCCTCTCTTGAAAAGAGGCCTATCTAAAGTGTTCCCCGCCATGGTTCTCCTTTTAGTTTAGCCTTGACCCGTCATATTTTGGTACCCTTGGTATAATGCAAGCCCCGAGATGCCAGCACCCACTGCCTGTGCCAATGGATTGGCCTGCGGTGTAGTTGCCATCGCTAATGATGAAGCACTCGTTGGTGATCCTTGCATGATATCGGATACAAAACCTAATCGTTGGTAAGGTTCGTACATTCCTTGTATTTTTGCTCTATAAGTAGCATCTTCCTTCTGTTGTGCAAGTTGTTGTTCTTGTCCTCCCATCTGCATGAGATTGGAGATGTCCTGTATTCTTAAATTTTGTGCCTGTCCGTATCCTTGCGCCAAGGAGCTTCCTACGGCATCCGCTTGTTGTCGTCCAAGCTCCGCCAATGCAATGTCGTTTCTTTCGCCAAACGCTCCTCTTGTTCCTGCAGCTAAATTCTGTTGATTTCTCATCTTCGCGAATTGGTCTTCAATTCCCCCCGTCACATAATCCTGGTAGGGATTAAGGTATTGCTCATACCCTCCAACCCCTTCGTTTAGTTTTCTTATCGCTTCATTTTGCAAGTCTCCAAATTCAGCAACTCCTTGGGTAGGAATTTCTCGTGGATCCAACGCTCCTGCAAATCGTTCATCCCATGTCTCCAAATAATCCGGATGTGATGGATCTAATATATTAGGATCTCTCGCTCCTCGCGTAGCTCTTCTTCGCGTATATGCGTCTTGTCCTTGTCCTAATGCAACTCCTACATCCGTAAGGCCAAGCTTACGCCCCATTACCTCTGGTAATTCAGCTTGGTATTGCAGCCTATAGTCCGTGCCGCCTGGTGGTGCTCCTGGTGATCCTGTCATAATTTAATCCTGTAGTTAGGTTCCTTTGTCATTCCTAATTTTTTTGCGAGTGCATCAAATTTATTAATGTCCCCTCCGTTAGCAGATGGCTCGAAATGAATCTCGCGCACCTTGTTGTTCTTTGCCCATTCGATGAACTTTTTCATCATGAACACACCGGCCATTTTTCCCCGCTCGGATGGAATCACATAGAGTTCCGATTCCTTTGCGAAGATATCCTTCATGAAAGAAAACTGTGTTATGTAACCGGTCATGAACCCAATTTTCTTCTCGCCTCGCAGCGCGATAATCCCGAACATGAACGCGGGATTATCCAGAACATGATAAAAATAACGCTTTACCTTATCCTTATCATACTCCCCG